AGTCGGCGCTACAACGAATTCTGGTCCAGGCATCCGAGGCCCCATTAGAGGCTGACGAGTACCAGGACTTTATCTTCGCCATGAACAACTACATGGCCGAGCTCGACGCACAGGGCATTAGCCTGGGGTATACGGTGGTCACCGATCTGGGTGATGAAGTCACGATCCCTACAGGCGCGCTGCGTGGGCTCATTGCTAACCTGGCTATTGAGGTCTCTCCCGACTACGGGGGCGTCGTATCTCAGGGCTTGGTTAAGGCTGCGCGTGATGGATTCCAGACCATGAGGCTACTGGGTCAGCGCATATCAGCTACTAGGAACCCTTCTACCCTGCCCGTCGGGTCAGGCAACGAGGACACTGTCTACGGCTACCCAGGACACTTCTACACCGCATCGGAAGAAGAGATCCTGGCTGAGACTACTGGCGCTATAGGATTGGAGCTAAATACTAATGGTGGATAGAGCGCAAGGCAGAAAGAAGAGCGACTTCGTTCAACAGAGCACGGTCCTAGCTAACAGCTACCTAGACTACGTGGTGAACGGCACCAACTACAAGATTAGCTACGACAACTTCGTTTCTGGTCTGGGTGTTACTGGGACCATCGTGCAGGACGGCGCTGTTACTGGTACGCCTATCCTGGATACGGATGGCACTATCAACAACATCCGCAACCTGGAGGACGGCTCTGGGATCGTGACTAACGTCTCTGCGGAGAATGGCGTCAAGATTGCCCACAACATCTCCTACGACACGACTGGCGCGCCTCTGTTCCTGAATACCACAGATACGAGCCCGGTCATTGCGAGCATCGTGGGGGGCAACGGAATCTCTGTCACCTCTACTGATAACTACGTGACAATTGACCAGGTGGGCGTGGCTGAGTACGCCAACGTCACCATGCACGGCAACTCCACCGAGACTGTAATAGCAAGCACAGCCACAGCAGTTAAGGTCGCAGGCACTTTCGTAGTCGGTGATGAGTCTGGTTACACTGGAGACACCACCGGCAAGATCACCCACACAGGCGACACTGCTCGGCATATCATTAACGCGATTGTCAGCATGACCGTGACAAGCGGCACGAACCACACCGTGTCTATGTATATTGCTTTGAACGGCACGATAGTAACTAGCACCAAGACCACGACCACGACCTCTAGCGGTCTTTACCGCAGCCTAGCGACCTTTGCGAACCTAGAGCTAGACGATGGTGACTACGTTGAGATCTTCGTAAGAAACGAATCCACGACAGATAACATCATTGTATTGGATGCGATCATAGGGGCTCTTTAATGCCTGTTACCCAGCTACCGATAGCCAACGGGTTCTACGTATCTGACTCCCTGCCCATCGCAGCCCAGGAGTGTACTAACTGGTATCCCAATATTGTCCAGGGCGCTGCTCTGAACCAGGAGACCCTGTTCGGTACGCCAGGGCTAGAGCAACTAGCAACCTCTGGGACCCTGGAGAACGAGAACCGTGGCGCGCATGAGATGGCTGGCAAGCCCTACTTCGTGAACGGTGACAGGCTATACCGGCTAGATGAAACGGTGGTGGATAGCACTGCGACCTACTCTCTGGAGTTTATCGGGGACATCGCCGGAACGGCTCGAGTGTCAATGGCGGACAATGGCACCCAGCTCATGATTCTGGTGCCTGGTGGTAATGGGTATATCTACAACCATGTAACAGACACCTTCTCACAAATCACAGACTCGGACTTTACAGCCAATGGAAATCCTCAATTCGTCGTATTTATTGATGGCTATTTTCTGGTTACCACAGATTCCAAGAAGTTCATTATTTCCGCCATCAACGACGGACTCTCATACAACGCCTTAGACTTCGGCACGGCTGAGTCGGACCCGGATGACATCGTGGCCCCAGTGGTCTACAAAAACCAACTGTTTATCTCTGGTGGTGAGACCTTCGAGGCCTTCCAGAACATCGGCGGGGCGGACTTCCCGTTCCAGCGTACAGGTCTATTCCTACAGAAAGGCTGTTACGCGCCCTACTCTTTGGTTAACGCACAGGACACGTTCATGTGGGTCGGTGGCGGAGAGAATGAGGGACCCGCGATCTGGGCTCTGAGCGGAAACTCTACCGTCAAGGTATCAACCACGGCGATTGACTCACTGCTCTCTAAGCTCACAGAGACGCAGCTCTCGGCCATTTATTCTTGGGCATACGCCAGTAAGGGGGCCTACTTTATCGGCTTCTCACTGCCCTCTACGACGCTTGTATACGACATTACATCCAAGCGATGGCATGAGAGGAAGTCATTCCTGTCTGGAGCCCTAGGTGCGTTCAGGATCTCTTCAGCGGTTAAGGCTTACAACAAGATCATCTGCGGCGACTCTATTGACGGCAGGATCGGCAGCCTGGACCCGGACGTGTACACAGAATACGGAAACGCGATCATCCGTAGGGTGGCTACTCAGCCCTTTCAGAACAATATGCAGTCTTTGTTCTTCCCAAGCCTTGAGTTAACCATTGAGTCAGGCGTAGGTAACGAGGACGTGCCGGACCCGGTGATAGTTCTACAGAGATCTAAGGACGGCAAGACCTGGGGTGAGGAAAGACCTAGATCAATGGGAAAGATCGGTGAATACAACCGCAGGGCTATCTGGCGCAGGAACGGCCGGGCCTCTAGGTTCGAGGTGTTTAGCTTTACCCTCACTGATGCGGTTAAGCCGGTGATTATCCAACTCACGGCCAACATCATTGGGGGCGACAAGTGACCGGGCCCAGACTTAACGCAGCCCAGCCCATCGTCCAGCCTGACGGGACCATGGCTCAGCCATTTAGACAGTTCACCCAGGACGCGAGTTTAAGCATTCCCATCGTGGGTACAGGCTCACCAGAGGGCGTGGTAGAGGCTAGGCAATACAGCTTATACATTGACTCTGCGGGCACTACAGGGTCATTGCAGTACAGGAAGATGCAACCCCAGATCGGCGGCGATACGTCAAAGGGATGGGTCGCAGTCTAAATATGCTAAAATCAACGAAATTTAAGTAGGTAGGTATATTATGCCAGCACCATTATTAGCGGCAGGATTAGGAGCTTTAGGTAAAGGAGCCTTGGCTTTGGGTGGAAAAGCTGTTGCGGGAGCAATGGCCAACCCTTTGTCAACACTAATGGGCGCGTCTAGCATAGCCTCATCCGTGATGGGTAACAAAGCTCAAAAGGACGCCGTTGCCCAGGCCGAGGCTCAGCGCCAGGCTAACATGGAATTGATTCAGCAATACGGACAGAGGGCGTCAGAAGCTCTTCTGCCTGGTTATCAAGCTGGTCAAGATATTAGACAGCAAGGGCTTAATCGCAACCTAGCTTTGGCAGGATCTACCTTTAGGCCAATGATTGAAACCATGCAGTCTGGCGATATGATGGCTCAGCAGGCACTCATAGACTCTGTTGAAAGAATGCGAAACGCTAGAATGACAGGAGAGCCAGGAGCCCCAATCCAGGCGCAAAACGTGCCTATGGATTACTCCGCTCTTGCTGGCTTGATTAGCCCAGAACCTATGCAGTTCCAGCCTATACAAGCTCCGCAGTTCTCAGACGCCGGAATGACCGACTGGTCGGCAGGTGATGCAGATAAGTACCTAGCAGCTAATCAGGATGTGATGGATGATTACATGGCTAACAGACAAGCTCTTTTGGCTGGAGGAGATCCTCAATTTGCAACCTTGGAAGGTTATGCTCGATGGCATTACGACAACAAGGGCAGGGATGAGATAGCTAAAGGTTTAAGATCTCCCGTAGAGGGGGTGACAGTATCTGGCCCAACATCAGGCGCACAGCAACAAGGTGATTTTACTACGCAGCAAATAGCCAGCATACTTGCAAGCGCAGGAGGAAGGCCATGAGTATCGCAAAGCTCCAGGGGCTACCAGCCCAGCCTCCGTTCGATTCCGCCACCGTAGAGACGGTTAAAGACCTTCTTAACGCGGGCGATGTCGATATTGATAATGTGTCAGATTATTTTAATGTTGAAAAGGCCCTGGTCATACAGAGTCTTACCGACATTCCTCCTAACGCATATACAAGTGGGAACCTAGACGCCCCGCAAATTGCTGCGGTTCAGAAACTTATAGAGAAAGGCGTAGCAAGCACCAAGGATGTTTCGAATTATTTTCAAGCCCCACAGGAAATAGTCGAGCGGAACCTGACAGAGCAGCTAGGTTACACCCCGAGTCAAATTGCTGAGGCTCGAGTGGGCAGGCCTATTACTCCGACTAAAATCACCAAAGAACCAAAGACAGCTCAAGATATACAAGTAGGAATGCTTGGAGCGGAGCAGGCTCTTACCAGAGGCGCTCAAGCTGCAATAGATAGGCTAGATCAGTTAAATATTCAAGGTCGTCAGGACCTGACTTCGCAGTATGAGAGAGGATTGCAGCAGGCAGAAGCTGCGGCCGCTCAAGCTCGCGGAGATATTTCCACAGGAACAACTCAGGGACTTGAAGCCTTGGGGGCGGGCATAGGCCAAGCTAGAACGGACATCACCGATTCATTTGGCCGTGCTGAGACCATGTTTGATCCTTACCGAGAGGCTGGTACTACTGCGCTACAACAGCAGCTTGCACTCTCTGGCGCTCTAGGTCAGGAAGCATTCGACCAGGCTTACCAGGAGTCGCCACAGATGGCGTTCCTACGTGAGCAGGGCATGAGAGCAAACCTCGCAGGCGCAGCAGCTACAGGCGGTCTCGGAGGCGGTAACGTCCAAAAGGAGTTACAACGCTTCGGGCAGGGCCTAGCCTCACAAGGGCTACAGCAGCAGATCGGAAACCTGGGAGCTCTGTCTGGGCAGGGCCTTGGTGCAACTGGCAGCGCGGCAAACATAGCAACGGGTGCTGGTTCTAATTTAGCAAACCTTTCTACGGCTCTTGGTCAGGCTGGCTTACAGGCAAGAACCAACGAAGGTATCAATCTTGCGAATATCGCTTCATCACTAGGTGGGCAGCAATTACAGACGCAAACCAATCTTGGCAATCAACTAGCTAATTACGGATTGCAAACTGGGCTTCCTTCAGCTCAAATGATGAACAATTTAGGTATAAATCTAGCCCAAGGCAGAACGGCAGAAGGATTACAGAGAGCTCAGGACGAAAGATTATTAGCTAGTAATCTGGCCAACATCTATCAAACCCAGGGAGCAAACCTAGCGGGCACTCTTGATAGCCAGAGACGCATGCTTATGGATCTTGTTAACAGCGGCGCGTTAACCGAGGCTCAGGCTCAACAGGCTTACTCTACAAACATGGCCAACCTACAGTCAGGAGTCGGAAGTCAACTTGCGGGTGTTCCTAACGCACCAATCTTCAGCCCTGATTACGGCACTCAGATAGGCCAGGCATTCCAAGCGGCTGGCATAGGTGATTACATAAGTAAAACCCAGCCAACGCAGCCTGCCCCAGTATCGGAGTCGGTTCCTTTCTATGCCAGACCCCAAGTGAACATGCCCGCATTGCCTGGCGCTGTCCAACAAAACGCTGGATTTCAATCTCCTTTAGCGGCGTACCAGATTCCACAATTAGGAAGCTTATAACATGGCAGACCTATCTACAGCCCTAATGGGTATAGGCGCAGCATTCCAAGGCCAAGCGCCACAGTTCTTACAACAACAGCAGCAGCGCCAGGCACAAGAGCGCGCTCAATTGTTGCAGAACGAGGATATAGCTGAAAAGCGCAAGCTCACTCTGTTTAAGGATGCGGCCCTCATGAAGGCTAATCCCGAGATGATTGGGTCAATCCTAGCGGATCGCAAGGCTGGGCTACAGCGCTTTCGAGATATGAATATCCCCATAGACACAAGGCATACGGACCAGATGCTTGCTCTCTATGAATCTGGCGATATGGCCGGTCTTAATAAGGTTCTGGATAATACAGTTCAAGCCGGCGTTGCTACAGGCGTTCTCTCAGCACCAGCAGCACCTACAGCTTATGAACCAAACCAGATGCTTCGTATGCCTGACGGCACGTTTATGCAGGTCCCTACTCCTGAGGGCTATGTCGATCCTGAAGCTTGGAAAGATGCAAAAGGCACTATCAGAACAGATATGGGCAAACTTTCAAAAGAGGCCAGGGATATAACAACCCAATTCAGCCAGATCGAAAAACTTGCCGATCAGGTTGCAAATAAAAACAATGATGAAAGAACCAGAAGAACATCCCTGGCAACATTGATTACAATTCTAGCAAAAACAGCAAGCCCAGGCTCTGTAACTGAAACAGAATTCCAAAATTTTGGTGGTGCAGAATCTATTTCAGCTTACATACAAAAACAAGCAGCTACTGGCGGTGATTTCCAACTTCTGAGGGATTTCATCTCAGGAAGCCTGGCAAATAATCCAGAGGCAGCATCTTTGTTAGCTTCGCTAGATCCATTAAACCCGGACACTTTCATAAAAGAAAACACCTTGAATATGGCTAAAGGGTTGATTCTTCCTTCCGGAGAAGGAATTTTAGGTCAGTTTGCTGATTATTATAATCAGGCTCTACCCTATAACCCTCAGCAGTCTGATATGAAATCTTTGTTTGGACCAAGACAGACAATTACCCAGGTAGGCAAATTGCTTTATGGAGATTCTTTTGACGCTGAATCTTTTTATAAAAACCCCGTTCAAGCATTGGATTCATTCAGGGCAACTCTAAGCCAGCAAGCTGCACAGCAAATCATTCCGCAAGCAGAAGCTACTAGTCAGCCTGGTCAGGTGTATAATTACGAGACAATCGAGTCTGCAATGAGAGCGGCTGACTCTGGTGTGCCGGTAGAATCCATAAGAGTATTTAATCCGCAGACACAAACATACGAAGAGGTTGAGCCGGATGCCTGATGGGATAAAGCTAAGATTTAAGAGCCAGGCCTCCCCACAGGCCGCAGCTCAAATACAAGAGCAACCGTTGCCACCGGGCGTTTCTTATCGCCCCAATGCAGCGCCTGTGTTCCGTGGTGAGCAGCCTGTCATGGGTGAGTCTGGGCAGATGGCTTACGCTGAAGGCCCTCAAACAAAATCACCACAGATGCAAGGATTGAGATTTGCAGAAAAATCGACTTTAACTCCTGAGCAGGCCGCAGCAGAAGAGCTAAAGTTTTTTGATCTTACACAGGTATTACCTGAGTCTGGCAAAGTAACTAGAGGCCTTATCGGCGCGCTTCAGACACAGACATTCAACCCTGAAGAGTTTACAAATATCCTCAAAGCAGCCGATCCAAAAATACAGGTCAGTAGAGCTGATGGTCAAATATTTGTTACTCACCCAGATGTGGGTCAGACATATAGCTTGAACAAGCCAGGATTTACGTTTAACGATGGCGCTCAAATAGCCTCTGCAATACTCGCGGCAACGCCGGCAGGATTTGGAAAAACTGTTGTAGCGCGCATGGCTGGAGAAGCGTTGATTCAAGGTGGCATAGAGCTTGCGCAAATGGGAGCGGGCGGAGAGTTCAATCCAGAAGAAGTAGCGATGGCAGCTACATTCTCTGGACTATCTGATGCCCCTGGGGTCTTAGGAAGGGTAAGATCAGGAAGAGCGGTTTCTGAGCAGGTAGCAGGAACAGGGCTAGAGCAGGCAGCGCCAGAGATTAGGTCCGTTGGCGGTCAGGCTGCGCAAACTCCAGTTAGAGCTGCCGAGAATCTAAGAGAGGTTATTCAGCCAGATCCAACAAAGACGCAGGCCGTAAGAGAGCTCGGCATGGAAGAGGTAACGCCTGCAAGAATAGTATCTCAGAATCCTCAATATATTCAGACAGAGCAAGCTATAGCGCAGATTCCTGGCTCCAAGATGGCCCCTGGGGAAGCGCAGTTTGTTAAGCAGCTTAGTGATAAGGCAGACGAATTTATAGACACTTATGGGGGCTCGACAGACGTCACCGGGCTAGATGAGGCGATAAGGTCCCAGATGGCTCGCAACATAGAGGATTTAGCATCTCAGTCTAATAAATTGTATGACAGGATTGATGACGCAAACATTACTAGGATTAGAATAACTGACGGCATTGTCCCAATCAGAAACGCTCTGCGTTCAAAGGCTATCGACCTGGGCGGAATAGGCAATCTCTCTAATTTAGAAAAAGATATTTATAGGGAGGTTGAGAAGGCTATAAGGTCTCAAAGACCTGGGCTTACCTATGGTCGAATAGATGAACTTAGAAAAGAGATCGGAGAAAAATACGGAAAGTCTGTTACCGGGTTATTTTCAGGTGACGGCGCATCATTCCAGCTTAGCCGTCTGTACGATGTATTAACCAATGCTCAGGAGCAGGCATTAAATCAGGTTGGCCCTGAGTATTCTGGTATTTGGAACGAAGCAAAAGCCTTGGTTGCAAAGAGAAAGGAATTAGAAGAAATAGCCAGCAAGGTGGCCGGCAGGAACCTTGAGAAAAATATACTCCCGCAATTAACTAGATCTATGAACCGATTGGCTGATGCTGGCGTGGATGCAGATTTCTTGCGCGTTATCCGTGCCATCCCCGAAGACATGCGTGAAGAGGCAATGGTTTCTGCTATTGGCAGTATCTTTACAAGGGGCGGAAGGACGCAAACGCAGCTTGTCCCAGGACAGTACGCGGCGTGGTGGAACAAGATCAAAAGAAACAAAGGTGCTAGAGAGACTTTGTTTAAAAATCTTCCAGAGGGGGCTCCTCGCTTCCTTGAGAACCTGGCCATTATATCTAAGTCTTATGCTGATGCCGCTGCGTCCGCACCAAGAACCGGTATAACCAATGCTATGGAAATGATGAACAGTGATGGCGGATTTATCAGTAGGGTGGCTGGCGCAATACCATTTGTAGGAGACAAGGCAGGAGGCGCGCTAAGATTTATGTTTGCGGAGACCCCTGTAGACGCCATTGAAGCGTCGGCTAAATTACTTGGAGATTCTAATTTTAAAAGAATTATAACAAGGTCAGCATCTGGAGAGCCGGTAGATAGAGCGGAAGGCGCTTTAAAAAAGAGCAAGGTTTACGCAGATTGGCTGCAAACCCTTCCGGCAAACAAAAGAGAGCGAGCTTTATCATTGGGCATCGCAGATTACTTCCTCGGAGATGAAGAATAATGGCTCGATTTGGCGATTTAGACACACAATACTTTGATGACGCTGGCGATCCGTTAGTCAACGGCAAGATCTACTTCTATGAGAGTGGCACTACCACCCTCAAGGGTACGTTCGCGGACATCAACCAGTCGATCCCCAACACCAACCCGGTGATCCTTACTGCGGCCGGTCGTCAGCCCAACATCTTCTTTGATGGCGTGGCTAAGGCTGTTTTGGTAAGTAACTCAGATGTCCAGATCTTGGTTCGGGACCCGGTAGGTGAGACTGCTACTGACTTCGGTGATCAGTGGGTAGCTACTAAGATCTACAACACAAACGACGTGGTCCTGGGATCTGACGGCGTGTTCTACCGCTCGATTACTTCAGGCAACCAGAACAACAACCCAGTTACAACAAGCGGCTTCTGGACGCTCCTGTACTCTGTTGAGTGGAACTCTGGTATCACGTATGACATCGGGGCGGTGGTTACTTATGATAACCAGCAGTACCAATCTCTCCAGACTGCAAACCTAAACCAGAACCCTGCGTCTCAGACTTCTTGGTGGGTGCCCCTAAACTTCGCCTGGATCTCTACTGCGACCTACGCGGACAATCAGAACGTCGTGGGCACGGATGGTGTCTTATACACCTCTCAGCAGGCATCTAACCAAGGCAACGACCCCACGGATGCCGGTAATCGTCCTACGTGGTGGGTGGGCACCTCAGCGGATGCAGCTACAAGCGCGGCAGCAGCAGCAGCCAGTGAGTCAGCGGCAGCAGCTAGTGAAACCGCAGCGGCAGCGAGCGAGACCGCAGCAGCAGCTTCAGAAACGGCAGCAGCGGCCAGTGAGAGCGCAGCAGCTACCTCTGAGACTAATGCGGCTACAAGCGCCACAAACGCCTCTAACAGCGCCACAGCAGCGTCTACTTCGGAGACCAACGCAGCCTCTAGCGCTACGGCAGCAGCAGGATCTGCTACAGCAGCATCAACCTCTGAAACGAACGCAGCAGCGAGTGCTAGTGCGGCCTCTACTTCGGAGACCAATGCAGCAGCCTCAGAAACAGCAGCAGCGGCCTCAGAGACAGCAGCGGCGTCTTCTGCTAGTGCGGCATCTACCAGTGAGACTAATGCGGCCTCTAGCGCGTCAGCGGCCTCTACGAGCGCGTCTAACGCATCTACAAGTGAGACCAATGCAGCGGGCTCAGCCACAGCAGCGGCAAGCTCTGCGACAGCAGCAGCGGGCTCAGCCACAGCAGCAGCCGGGTCAGCTACGGATGCGGCTAACACCTACGATGATTTCGATGATCGATACTTGGGAGATAAGGCGTCCGATCCTACTACGGATAACGACGGCGATCCGTTGCTGACTGGCGCGATCTATTTCAACACCACGTCTGACCTGATGAGGGTGTATGACGGTGCGGCATGGGATAACGTGGCACCTACAGCTACCTCGGTGACAGTGAGCCAGATCAGCGACCTAGACGCGAACCTAGACAGCTTCCTAAAGCAGGACGGGACCTCGGCTGAGGTTATCTCGTTTGATTCTAATCAGTTTTTCGCTGGCGCGTTCTCTGATAAGGTTGATGTTATAGGTGATACCGGCACGGCTCAGACGATTAACTGCAATACTGGAACGGTGTATACTGCGACCCTAACAGGTAACTGCACGTTTACACTGGCCACGCCAAACCCGGACTCGAACAGGGCAACATCTTTTACCCTGGTCCTGACCAACGATGGTACAGCGTCTAGGACTGTGGCCCTTGCGGGTGGTACGTTTAAGTATCCTGGCGGTTCAATCACCAGGACAGAAGACGCTAACGCAACAGACATCTGGTTCTTCTTCTCGCCAGATAACGGCACGACCTGGTATGTGAGCATACCGATGAAGAATCTAACAACTTAATCTTAGGAGTCTATTGAAATGGCACTATCACCAGAAATGCAAGCGCAGGTCGATCAGCAGAACGCTATCGAGAACAACCGTGCGGCAAACCAGGCAGCATCAGAGGACAAGCGAGCAAAGCTAGAAGCTTTGAGAATCGCTAAAGAGGTCCTAGTAGAGAACCGTCGCACTAAGACCGCAGCAGAGGCAGTGGACATTGATGACGTGGCTATCACTAATTTCGCGTCTGTGCTGGTTCAGTTCGTAAACAGCTAGTGGAAGCCTATGCTTATTTCGCATCTCCGATATACCGCGAAGAGCGGCCGGAGTGGGTGGGCGAAACACTAGAGCATACTCAGAAATACTATGACCAGATGCAGCCCTCTGTGGTTAAGCAGACTGAGCATATGGCGAATGACCCTGACCTTGGGTATCTGGCATCCTACTTCCGAGATAAGGGTGTTAGCATCCTAAGGGATCAGGGTTATTTAACAGATGAGTACGAGTTTTACGTGTCAGCGATGTGGGGGCAAGAATTCGCCTGCACTGGCAGCAACCTTTTGCACGTTCATTCTGATAGCCAGGTCTCGGGATTTTATTTCCTAGAGACACCGGAAGGAGGTTCCTATCCTATATTTGACGATCCTCGCCCTGCTAAGAAAATGTCAGACTTATTTGCGGAACAGAAAGAAGAAATCAATTTAGCTACCCAGCAGATTCATTTTAACAATGTCCAGCCTGGGACCATGATGTTTTTTAACTCGTGGCTGCCGCATATGATTACGCCGAATCAGTCAGAGAGCCCGACG